CTTTATCTCTTGTTGGATTTCGGGCGTAGGCACACCATTATTTAGGTTAATAATACTACGACTCGCAAAATTTGAATTAACCTCATTAATTAAGTAACTACTGATATCTTCCTCTAGTCTCGCATACGGAGTAGAAGCGTAATAATCGGGTAAAGCAAAATACTTCATATTTACCGAGTAAGGCTTAATGTAGTATATCTCGATAGGTGCATTCTTAGAATGACCGAATGCGGGTATTCTCTTAGGTACAAACTTCTTTGTATCCGTCCAATCGTTTGAGAAATAATACGCTTCGATATCGCCCTTAGAATTACACTTCTCGGGTCTTAAAAGTTGTACGGGTACGTGATGAATCTCCGCTATTCTTTTACGGTCTTTAGTGTAGATTACTTGAACCGCACAATTCCCCAACATCTTAAGGTCAATAGCTAGATTTTTAACCGTCTTCTTAGAAAGCAAACCCTTCATACTAGCGTAGTCGTTAGGTCGTCTAGAAGCGTCCGTAGAACTCAACCCTCTACCGTAAATAAGTTTAGCGGTATTGTTGATGATTGAAGCGTTAGTAGTCGAACCTTTGTAACGGTCTATAAGGAAACTGAAGAAAGAATCATCTTCTCCAAAAGTAACCCAATCTTCTCGACCATCTTCGATGATTTCGGGTGCTTCGTAGCTACTTAAATTTAAAACGTGAACATCTTTACTCATATACTATATATTCATTATTTGAAGCGTTAGAAGTATAGGTGTCGTGATTAACGCTATAAGTCTGTAATGCTTGATTTGTGCAAAATACCTTGTCTAGAAATACAACCTTAGCACCGTCAGTAATCCTTAACATATAGTATCTATTTTGCTTAAGAGTAAAAGAAGCCGTTATGGTATCTACATAGTCTCCTAAAATTGCCTCATCAATAGTTACCGAAGTTTCTACTCCTGTAGATTCGTCTTTGATGGTCATTGATTGGTAATTCTTTTCTCTAGATATAAAACTAAAGGTCTGAGGTGTTATATAATCTCTAAGTATTATCATATCTATATAACTTAGAAACCTTGTATTTGTTTAACAAAAAAAGGGTAGCCGAAGCCACCCCTTTAAAAACCAAACACAAATGTTTTATTTACACGATAACCGCATCGTCTCCACTTCCGTCTGCAACTGTATTAAATACAGTTTTCAATTCTGCTTCCGTCTCACACTGAATAAATGGTGAAGGAATAGTTTCGCTAGACTCAAAGTTCAAAGAATAACCATTGAAGTCTGTAAGGGCTTGTCCTGAAGATACAGTACCGCCATTTAAATCTGCACCTTGCTCAAGACCCATTAGGAAAAACTGATTTGTCATAGTTCTTACAACGATTCTTGGTCTACCGTAAGCTAATAACTTAATTGTCTTGTGTGTAGCAACGTCTTGCTTCTTTAACTGAATGCTCAATGCACCGTTAAATACTGTAGTACCATTTTCTCTAGAAGATTCGATAGTAGTTTCAAATCCGTTAGCACCTTTAAGTTCGTACTTGTACATATTTAATTGTGTCGCGGGAGTCCACGTTTTAACCTCATCGGTATTCGTAAGGTCGAAGTCTACGTTTTCGTAGTCTAGGTCATCGTAATTGATGATATATATAGCTTTAAGTCCGCTTACAGAATCTTTACAAGATAATCCTCTGCCGACTGTGATATTACAACTCATTTTTTATAATTTTTTTCTGTTTATAATAAAAAAGGGAAGGCATTTTACCTCCCCTTTCGTTAATCAATTAATCAACTCTTAGTTAGCAGAGTTAGTAATTCCGTAAGTTACGATTTCTTCTACGTTATAGTACTGAACCGCACCTGTCATACGCATTACAATCCTCACGTTTTCTGAGCCGTCGACGTCTGCGAGGTCTAGAACCTTCACGATATTAGAATCATTTTGCAATCCGCACGCAAAGAAGATATTGTCAACTGTAGTACAGATAGCAGTACTTCCTGTAAGACCGTTAGCAACGAATAATTTAATTCCGTCAAATACCATTTCTCCGTGTTCTTGGTTGTTGAATTTGTCAACATAACCTAGAGCGTTCATTGCACGTACATACGCTTTATAAACTGCTTGAGAAACATAAATGTGAAGGTCATCTCTTCCGTAAAGTGCAGAAGGGATAGCGTCTACAATTTTTCCTAATTCTGCAACTACGTTAGAAGCAGTGATAGTAGTACCCGCAATCTCGTTTGCAGTTGGAAGGTCTGCGTCAACCGCTAACAAAGTAGTCAATCCGTCAAACTCTCCCGATACTGCGTTCTGTCCTGTACCGACACCACTCCAAATGTTTTGCTCAATTTTCAAAGCAACTTTTTCAGAAACGTGACCAATTAAGAAGTCTGCGAAAGATTTTGGTAACTCATCAAATGCAGAGTAGCCCATAGAAATTGCATCCCAATCACTTCGGAACGAGTCCTTACACAATTGTAAATTTACCTGTAGGGATTTCGGTTCAATTGCTCTCTCAGTCAATGAGATAGTTGAAGTTGCAGTAAAGTCACAAGACCCATCTGCAAGTACAGAACCTACGTCTAATTTTTTTACAGTCTCACGAAACTTAACGTTAGGCATTACTGTGATACCACCTTTTTCGATGGTGTTTGCGCTTAATAAATCTACTGCTACATATTTACCCGCGTTTTCATCCGCATAAGTTGTAGTTATTGAAGTTGTTGTAGCCATTTTTTAATTTTTTTATGGTTATTATTACTTATTCATTTTAGCAAAAATGCTATTTAATTTATTGTTTTTAGCTTTAGAAGCATATTTGAACATAGCTTTGTTCTCAGTAGCTTCGGGATTGTGAGTTAATGGTTCTGCACCCGCTTCTTCTGAAGACAATTCTACTGCTTCTTCTGCTTTTTCTTCTTCTTTAATCTCTTCTTTTACTTCTTCTACCGCTTCTTCTTCTTCTTTTACTTCTTCGGTTCTAGAAAGTTCTTCTAGTTGAGATTTCAATTCTTTATTTTCGTTTACTAACGCTTCGATTTCAGAGAAAAATGTTTCTTTAACAACTGATTCAACAGTTTTTTTAACAGGTTTAGCTTCCTCAGATACAGGTGCTTCCGCTTCTGCTTCTACTTCCTCTTCTACTTCGGGTGCTTCTTCCTCTTCTTTCTCTTCTTCTTTTCCGTCTTTCATTTCGTAGATTACTCCCTCTTCTTCTACACAAACTACTTGACCGTTCTCTAGAGTATAGTCTCCTTTAGGTAATGGAATTTTTTGCTCATCTTCAGTAATAATAAAAACGGATTCTCCCGCTTCAAATACTTCTGCTTCGATTGTTGTAACTCCATCCTCTAATTTCATAGATTCAAGTTCTACTTCTAGTCCTAAAAGAACTCTTACTTTGTTTAAAACTTTTGTTTGATTCATTTTTTCTTTAATTTATAACTTAATAACTACACACTTTACAAAGTGTTTTATTTTTGAACTTAGAATAGGTTATCTGTTGATATGTTTTGATTAGTCCTAGCCGTTATTGTAGAAGATTCTACTTCACTAGATTGATTCACTAAACTACCCACTCCCTGTTGCATATTTTCGCCTTTACAACATCTAGTTGAATACTTACCATTTTTACAGAGGCAACCTCTCTTACCTCCGATAGGAGATGTTTTGTTATAACTCTTTTTCGCCATATTATTATTATTTAAGGTGCATCGGTTACTAGGTCACTAGAACTAAAGTTGTACCCTATTAAGTGAGCCGTTCCCGATAAATCCTGTATTGTTGTTACACTCGATTCTATTTCGTAGTAATGTGATGGTTGTAGGTAGTTAGTATTCATATTACCAACTCCCGATTGTAGAGTACTTACATCTTGAACCACACCGCCGTTGTATAGTCCTGTGATGTTACTACTTTGGTCGCTATTCCATATAGCTAACTGATTCAATAAGCCATCTTTGGGATAGTTACCACTAACTAATCTACCGAATCTATAATTCTGACCGACTATACCGCCTCTATAACCGTAATTCGTTTGAGAGTCTGCGGTATTTTGTTGTGTACCGTTAGCGAATATCTTAAACCTACTGTAGTATTGGTTTATATCTGAACTATCAGTACCTGTAGTGCCTCCGTCATAACTTACTACAATATGAGTCCAAGCGTTAGTAGTTATAGCCGTTCCCGTTGTTTGTAGTTGTAGGTAGTTGTTGTTGCTTCCGTATCTTAAACGTATTTTACCGTTTTGAGTTTGCTTAATCTCTATATGACCGTTGTTTGTTATGTCGTTATGTCCAAAGTAAAAAAGCGTTTGACCTGTATTGGTTGAATTTGCTCTTTTATACCAAAACGCAATAGTCCAAGCGTCTGAAGCACCCGAACCATTACCCGACCTTTCTAAAGATGTAACTAGGGAAGCGTTACCGCCTAAATATGAATTAACACCATCTACAAAGTCTAAGGATTTTCTATTTACATACGTTTGTTGAAGAACCCTCAATGTAACGTTAAATGAAGTAATACCTCCTAATGGATTAGATGCCTTACAACTAACGATGTAATCGTCTGAACTCCCCGAATAAGTC